TCTCTACGTTGCCCGGTGCTTTTCCTCCACCAATCTCTTTATATAATTTGAACTTGGTAAACCGATAAGTGAAATCAAATACCTCTCCAAAATAAACGGGTGTTGCAGACCAATCACCATCAGCATAAATAAGGTTGCCAGTGCTTGCATGTCCGAGAAACACACCTCCATTTGAACTTGTACTAAAACCTGACCATGCTTCTGTTCTTGCTGTAAAAACATAGGGCAATGCCCATGATGTTCTTTTTTGCGTTGCATTATATTGGCCTGCTGCAACTCTTATTCCGGCTGGGGTTTCAGTAGTTGTAGAGACTCTTCTATCTAGAAGGAAAGGATATGGGTTAGGAGATACATCACTAAGCCTGTCAGCAACAGGCATCTTTTCTAGCCAAATATCAGTGCCGTGGTCTGTAGTGTATTGGACAAGCAAGTAAAGATTTTCTTCTACACATAAGATTTGCAAGATTTTCTCTGCGCCGCTTAATTCCCAATAAGACCAACTGCTTTGCGCTCTCTCTGCACCTGATCCAGTATTTCTATAGAAGTATTTATAAACATATATTCGATCTTCAAAGCCTGTTTTACTTGATAAAGCAAACCAAGAATTACCTGTATCGTTAGAAGTTAATTTAAAAACATCTGATGGAATATAGCTATTAACGTAACTTGTTAAATCTGAAGCATCAGCAACTAAAGCTGAACCTGCACCTTTAACAGAGAACTCTCGAAAACTACTCCATACACCATTGGCTTGGGCAAAAATAATCGTGCCAGCTACAGGTAAAGGTCGGCAATTAATATCTACTTCAAACTGAGTTAATACAGTAATAACAGCAGTTGCAGGAGTTAATATTGTTTCTGCTGCGTTAAATCTAAATTGAATTTGATCAGAAAATATAATTAATTCATCCTGATATGGTATGGCATATCTAAGGATTGACACCTTTGTATTACTTGCTTGTAGATCAATAGGATCAGAATCAAGTAATGTTGTTACTGTTTCTGGAAAGAAATCAAAGAAAGATTTTGCTCGACTTAAAATGATATTTTCATCAGCTAAGAATCCTAGTCTGTTCTTATAGATAAATACGTCCTGAATAGGGAATCCAATAAAACTTGGATTTGGTGCGCTATCAGTATCACCACAAGTTCTTTCACCCCATGTTGGAATTTCTGTTCCCCCTTGAGTCGTTCCGTCAGCAGGGCCAAAGTAGAACTGACCATTAGCAAGTCTGACTAATAGATGAGGCATGGTGTCCTTATCTATTTTGTATTTCTCTCCGGGGCTAACGCACTCTTGCCATGAGCCTTCTCCAAATGTTCCGGCTCCTGTTCTTGGAACAAATTCAACATGGTAATTATCAAAAGCATTTGATGGATCACCAAGGATTTTGATTTGATACCCAGACGGCGCAACAGTTGGAAGCTCTGTAAATACTTGTACTTCTGAAGTAATGCAAGTTATATCTGCATTTGCTCTAGCATCTTGTGCTGCAATAGTTATTGCACTGTTAGAAGTAAAGTGAAGAACACTTTTATTCCTTGTAATCGTTACACCTGAGATAGTTCCTAGACCTGTCTTGATCGACTCCGCTAAATCTGCTGTATTGATCCTGTTCTCTGTTGTAGTTCCACCGCTTACAACAACTGGTGCTACTGCTGTTTGAACTGTGGCTTCTGTTCCGTTGACATTGACCTTTAAAGTTTGACCATAATTTGCGGCCTTGACCCATACCAGTGCTTCATGTGTGGTAGGTCTTGCCGTAGCTGGTGCTGTATCGCTTGTTAAGGCTGGATTTGTTTTGACATTGCTAATGAATGTGTAGTCAGCAATGGTCGCTGCTCTTATGTCTGTCTTTGCGCTGACAACAGATGACAAATAGTTAAAAGCATTAGTCGCAACATTGACTGTCTTTTCATTGCCTTCTAAATCAAAAACCTTAATTGATGTTTTACTAATAACAACTAAATACTTTTCACCAGAATCACGCAAGATCTGGTGCATATACACATCACCTAAAGCTGACGTTGCAACTTTCTTAATACACTCAGTACCTTCTCTCTTTCTTAAACCCTCGGCTAGAGAACTCATTCCATTGATCTGCTCATCACCTTGACTGGGATCTCTCGAAGCATCAGGTTGTAATGACGCACCCTGTATCAGATTAGGGATTGTTGAGCTTACTAAATTAGCCACGTAGATAACTCCTGTTTCTTCCTAGTAATCCAAAGGCAGGGGAGAAGGTAGGGAATGGATTAATGTTTTGCCCACCTGTTAAGGAGTTGGCTTGTGCTTGATCTAGTTCAACTCTTTGCAGTTCAACAAGTGCTGCTTGTTCATCTACAGCAGTGTATTTAAAAATAGAATCATCAGCTAAAACTCGATCACTAAATACTCTCGCTGATCGTATTGTTGTCCATCTGTTGTAAGCCTCTGGACATTCATTCCAAGGAAGGAACCAAATCACATCAGCTTTTAGTTTCTCTGTCACAGAATCAGGAATGGTATATGTTCTTTCATCTTTGTCGTAAACCTTCTGTCCTCTTAAAATAAAACGTCCATTCCATTCATATTGATCGGGAGAAAAAGAAACAAGATTGCTTGGTACAACAAACTGATCATCTGTATTCTTTGTAAATTCATATTCATATTCTGTGTTCCAACTCCACCCTCTAGTTTGACCTTCTTTAAAGAACTCAAGGATGGTTCTTTCAGCCATTGCTGCTTCTGCTATCTGCTCATTCTCAAGACTGTTTACAGGTTGTTCACCTATATTTTGAAGGCAAATATTAACAGCTTCTAATAGCGTTGTTCTGCCCGGCGTGGCAGATTGATTGAGAAGTCCCATAACTAACTGCACGTATGCAGACTTAGTTTAACTGAAGAAAAGAAAAAAAGCCCCTACCGATGGGGAATAGGGGCTTGTTGTTTTTAGTTGTTAAGGTATTTCGATTACACCAGCACACTCTGGACGTAGAACATTCATACCAATAGCCATGCGAGCAACCATTAGAGATGCTTGATACATGACGTTGAATGAAGATCCTTCCGGTGTGACTTGAAGAGATGGACTCTTTAATGTGAGGCATCCAATCGCATCTTTATGGAAGATGATCGCTTTGTTCTTAGACAAGTCCTGCTCGTAAGCAGTGTTTTTGTCATATGTGCCGTTGGTATAAGAGGCTTGGGTGATGTGGTTCGACTCATATACATTTATGCCTTTGACACGTAGAACACGGCCTGAGCTAAATGATCCGTTCTCACCACCAGCACTGTTGAAATCAGTATTGATCGCTCTTGTTGAATCCAATAGATAATCGTATTCATCAGGGCCAACAACACAAGCTAAGTTCTCTGTTGGAACATCAGCTTTCTTCATCTCAACTTTGATAGAACTAATCTTTTCAATTAGCTCATCACCCTTGGCGTTCTTAGTAGCGGCTGCATAACCAGCAGATAAGGTCGCTGAATGACCTGTGCGGTTAGCGTTAATGGTCTTAGCAAGCGGCTCAGTTGTTGTCTTTGCTGCTGCATAAAGAACCCTAGCTGCTCTCTTGTCCCACTCGTAAGCAAGAGCAAGACCTAACTGATTAGTTACATCCTGTCTTGTTTCGTAGTAGTTCATAAGATTATCTAAATCGTAGATAACCTCATCGGCAATAAGCAATCCATCAAGGTTGATGACTTGCTCGTTACGATCTCCGGGTGAGTTCGTTGCCCCTAGTATTGGTTGCCCCAATTGTGTTATCCCGAAAGCTCTTTATCTCTCGGTTCAACACCTTTACTATCGGTGTTGTTCAGACTATATCTTCATCCTTAAAGGATGCAGGGAACTCTTGTCTTCTTTACTGTGTTGCCACTCGGAAGTTAGTCGTTGAACCTTCCAGCTTGTAGGCTGGCTCGGCTGCTGATTGCCCATTAATAGAGGGTTTCCAGCAATTCACCCTGTCCATTCCTGCTGTTACCAACAGAAAGCCCTAGACAAATAAGGAACGTGGTACGCTGCTGCGCTGCGACCTGATACGGGGAAAGCGGCACTCTTACCACCTTTGATGGCACGTTCTTTTACTTTGCCTTTGAATACGCAAGTTCGCTCAAACGCTGAAAGTAGCTCACTAATTCCTAATTTAAGAAAAAGGGCGTCTACGGCGTTTGCGCCTTTGACCTGACCTAAACGGTCTAAATTGGCATTAGCCATTGAATTTTCTAGTTGCGAGCGTTAATTACTTATTTCATTTATTAAGGTGTCTCCCGCAAGAGGCTTAATAAACTACACAAGTGCAGAACAACTCATGCAATCAATATAACCTTAAACTCCGTAAACGCTAGACCTAGCCATTGCTTTATTGACCCATTCTCTATAAGCAGGATCAACGTCATACCTTCTTTGACCTGTTGTTTTATCAATAGCACTCATCGCCGCCGTTGCTTGTGCATCTGAAGTAAATACATCTGCGCTCTTATTCGTTCCTCCTGAAATCAAAGATGGCTCACTGTTATTAGCAGCGTCATATCT